CTGAGATCCCTGTCCGATGGCCTGACCCGGGTAGAGACGAAGCTCGACAGCATCGGGCAGGGCCTTCACGACCTCGACAAGGATGTCTCCGACCACGAGGCCCGCATCCGCACGCTGGAAAAGGCCCGCTGGCCGCTGCCCACCATCGGCGTCCTCGCCGGCCTCGCAGGCGCCGCCACCGGTGCGGCTGCCCTCCTCCACAGGTGACCGCGGCCCCGTCCTCTTCGGAGGGCGGGGCCGCTTTCGTGCGTCCAGCCGTGCGCAGATCTGCGCGAGTCGCACTACTCTGCGTGACTGTGCCGCTTCGGAGTCGTCGTCCTTCGGGCGTCCCTTGGGTTGAGCAGCAGCGAGCATGGGCACCAGCGCTCGCCCTTACGGCTTGGGCAGCTCGGTCACGAACGTCCCGATGCCCGGTTGCATCTGCGCGAGCCCGGCATCCCGCAGCTCGGTCAGCACCCGGCGCGCGGTCATCTGCGCGATCCCGAACTCGGCATGAAGGGCGAGGACGCCCGGCAGCTGCTCGCCCGGCGGATAGGTCCCGTCCGCGATCCGCGCCTCGATGATCTCGTACACCTGCCGCCACCGCGGGATGTCCGGCTTCCAGTCCATGATCTCGACGCTAGGCATGACAGGCTCATCCGGCGAGACGAGATTGCCTGACACGCCTAGCTACCCTAGCTACCTAGGTCTACGCTGCGGAGACACAGAGAACCCCGGCGGCCGTGTCACCGGCCCCGGGCTTGGACGACTGGAGTGGAGTCGACATGGCGCACCGTACCGTCACAGCCCACGCCCGAACAGATACCGCTGCAGCGCCACCCGACCTGGCCACCATGCGCGACGTCGTGAGCCAGCTCCTCGGCGAGAGCGCACCGCCAGACCCAGACGTCCTGAAGACGCTGACTCTCCAGCTCCGCGGCCACCTCCAGCTCCTGATCCCCGAGGTCGAGAGCATCGCCGACCGCATGCCGGAGGACGACATCCCCCGCTACTGCGCGCTCGCCTGCCTCGGCGAGGCCCGCCGCAAGCTGAGCCTGGATGTTGCCCCGGGGCTGTCCAGCGAGCTGGCTCACGCGCGCCGACTGGCCCGGGTCCTCAATGCCCTGTGCGACCACCACGAGGGCCTTGGAGTCCGGCCCGACTCCTGATCCCGCCCGCCCCGCACCCCGTGCCCAATGGGGGCGGGCGGGACCAGGCCCCGGCCGGACAGCGATCCGACCGGGGCCGCTCCATGTCTTGATCGTCTGCACTTCGTCCGAGCATTGGCCGAGCCCGCGATCACCGGCAGCCTGAAAAACGAGTGAGCCCCCGGTTCAGATCGCTCTGAGCTGGGGGCTCTTCCGTAGACCCTGTGGGACTCGAACCCACAACCAATGGATTAAAAGTCTGCGTGGCCCCCGAGTTGCCCTGTCCCGCCCCGTGATGCTCTGTGCCGGACCGCATCGGAGAATGCTGGTCAACGGGCTATCGGGCCCACCCCGAGGACTGCTCTCGTATCGTCTCGTGCCGCTCCATGCCGGGCAATTCCGGGACGTTCGGCCGAGCAATGGCCGAGCAGAAAGGCCCCGCCACCTGGGGTGACGAGGCCTTGTCCGTTCCACTCAACTCTACGCCGAGCCCTGCCCGTTGTCAGTGCCCTCATCTACCGTGGCCCCATCACCATCCGCGTCTGCTGGCTGCGACGCTCCAGGCCCCGCCACCGGGACAGCGACCGGGGACGGGGCCTCGTCGCGAGGCTTCCGCGCCCGCGGCACCGCCGCAGCCGCCGCCTCGGCGAGCTCGTCCTCGTACTCCTCGAACAGCTCCATGTACGTATCGCTGGTGAGCACGATGGTCGAGTGGCGGAGCTTCTTGCTCGCGTCGTGGATGTCCCCGCCCCCGGCCTTCACCAACGCAGCCGCCCCGTGCCGCAGATCACGGAGGTTGATGGGCGGAAGGCCGGCCGCGACCGAGATCCGGCGGAACGCCTTGGACACGGAGTCCGGGTGAAGCCAACTCCCGTCCTCCGTCGTGAACATCTTCCCCGTGTCGGTCCAGTCCGCGACGTCCTCGGCCGCCGAACGACGCACGGCGGCCTGAGCGTTCCACTGCTCGCGCTCCCGCTGCTGCCGCTCCTGATGCTGGAGCAGGACGCGCACGGTGCCCGCGTCGAGCTTCACCACGCCAGCCGACCCGTCCGTCTTCGGCGCCGTCTCGATCGGCGTCCACCCGTCGACCACGATCTCGGTCGCGACCGTGATCGTCTTCCGCGTCGGCGAGAAGTCGGACCAGCCCTGACCAACTCCCTCGCCGCGGCGCAGGCCGTGATGAGAGATCAGGTGGAAGAACGCGTACAGCCGGTCCGTCTCGGCCTCGTCGAGGAACGCGCCGAGCTGCGCCGGCGTCCACACCATGACCGGGCCCGGCTTCACACCGGTCTCCCGCCAGCGCGCCACCCGCTCGTCAGTCCACAGCATGCCCTTGGGGCGGGATGCCGCGGCCAGCTCGACGTGGGCAGCCGCGTTGAAGGTGATGAGCTGCTTCTTCATCGCCTTGTTCAGCGCCATGCGGAGCGTGCGGCGGATGGCCTGCTTGGTGGCCGGGCCTGTGATCCGGCGGAAGGACGGCATCTCGGCCAGCTTGGCCCGCTCCTTCGCGAGCTGGGCACGCTCGGCAGCCTTGGGCGCCCCTGGCTTGCCCGGCTTGCAGCGGGCGACCTGCTCGCGGCGGGCAGCGTTCTCGGCGCGGATCACGTCGTTGCGGTCGTCGATCGCCGCGAACATGTCCTCAAGGTGGCCGACGCCCAGCCGGTCCAGGCGCAGGTGCCCGATGGCCGGCTTGAGGTGGACTCGGATGTGGCTGTCGTAGCCGTGGTTCGTGGTGACCCGGGTCGCCTTGGTGGCCATGACCTGGTCGAGCCAGTCGGTGATGGTGGTCCGCCCGTCGAGGGGGACGCCGACGCCGAGCTTTCGTGAGACCTCGGTCGGGTCGGGGATGTCGCTGCGGTTGGCCATGAGTCCGGCGAGGAGGTCGCCGACGCGCCGCTGTCCGTCCTCGTCGTCGCCGGGGAGGTCGAGGATGGCGCGGATGCGGTCGAGGTCGGTCTGCGCGTCCTTGACCGAGGCGTAGCCGGTGCGGCGGAAACGTCGGCGCCTGCCTTCGCTGTCGGGCGGGAGCTCCTGGTGGAGTTCGTGGTTGCCGTGGCTGCGCTTGGTCAGCTGGGGGCACTTCGTGCCGAGCCGCCTACCGCCAGCGTCGCGGCACTCACAGCGTTTGGTGATGCCGCCAGCGCGGCGAGATGCGGGCATCCGAGTCCCCCTCCGTTCCGTTGCTGACCATTCTCCCGCTTCGGCATCTTTTTAGGATGCCGCCTTCTTTGGGAATTCCGCATGGCGTACCAGGCGGAATGTAACGGGCACGCTGGTGGGCCCGCCACACTGGCACACGTGGCCATGATTAACACTGCTGCGAGGCGGGGGGACCTCCGCCAACTTCCGCTCACCTTCACGGTATGCGGATGCAGCCGCATCCGCGCAAGCCCGACAGGTGATGACGCCGCGCTCGACGTGGTCAATCACCTGCCGGTAGATGCTGCCAAGCGTCTCATCCTTCCAGCGCCCCATCTCGCGAGCGTCTTCCGCCCGGAGATCCTCCAGACGCTGCTCAACGATCTGCATGACTGTTCTGCTGGGCCGCACTTCAATGAGGATCAGGATGAAAGCACCGAGGAGCCCCGCGAGCCCGGGGAGCATTACGGCAGTCATGATCCAGTCGCTCCAATGTGGGGGAGTAACTGATTTCACGACAAGCACCACAGCTACCCAGAGCGTAGATGCAATCGTCAGGATGGCCGCAAGGCGGTGCTTTTCTCCGCGGGTCAGCTCACGGTAGCTCCATCGACCTTTTCTGGTAGCAGCCACGTTCAGGCACCCTTCCTCGCGCCGACGCCGCTATCTGAGCGTTCCTGCTCGATAAGCGTCCTCGCCATGGCGGCGAACATTTGGACTCGATCGCTGCTCGTAATTCCAAGGAGGCGGGCGGCCTCCTCCGGGGTTAGTGCTACGTCGCGCCTCGCCTCGCGCGGGGGCGACGCGGGCATTCCGGTGATGACTCCAGATGCGTAGAGCAGGTCCTGCAGTGGCATGTGGAGCACCTTGGCCAGCCGTTCCAGGACCATGGGGTCGGGGAGGGTCTGGCCAGCGAGCATGCGGCCGACGCTGGACTGGGACAGCCCTGCGTCATCGGCGAGAGCCTTTTTCCCTCCCCCGCGCGGGCTGTCGATGTCATAACCAGCGGCAACGACCGCCGGACGGATGTACTCCGCGAAGCGTTCGGCCCGGGTCTGTGGTGCGGCCCGGCCTCTTTCGGTGGTCGGCATACATACAAGCTAGCAAGCAAGTACGTGCTTGCACACCAGCATGTTTTCGTCAGTCACTCCCAGTCGGGAGAGCGTCTGAGCGTGCGCGACCAACCCTTACTTGCACGCAAGCTAGTAAGGGCGTAGCTTGCATGCACGGCAGGGGCTAATGGCTCCCACGCCAGCAAGCTAGGAGACCCGTATGTCCAGCTACCGCCTGCGTAGTGCGCGCCTCCAAGAGGCCGCCGCAGCCAGGGGCGATCACAGCAACTACGCGATCGCCAAGCGCACCGGCCTGAACCAGGCGACCCTCTCGCGCATCCTGCGCGGGATTGCCCGGCCAGCCACCAAGACCTTGCTCACCCTCTCGCTTGCCTACGGGGTCAGCGTCGACGAGCTGATCGAACAAGGCGCCGAGGTGAAGCCGGCGTGAGCGAACGCATCGAAGCCCGCCGACGCTCCCTCTCAGCAGCAGAAGCCATCGATCTGCCGGTGATGTTCGACGTCTGGCCGACTCTCGGCGACGCCTTCGGAATCGGCCGCACCGCCACCTACCAGCTCGCCCGCGAAGAGGCTCTGCCGATCCCGGTCATACGGGTCGGCCGTCAGCTCCGCGCCAAGCGCAGCGACCTTCTGAACTTCCTCGGCATCCGCGAGGAGAACGGCGACGGCGCCAGGGGTCCAGCCCTGACGCCGCTTGCCGAGCGCACTACCGCAACCACTGGCAAGTAGAAGAGAGCACGCTCATGAACACGGTACTTCCCGAGGCGTCAACGGCGACGCCGGACCCGAGAGCCCAGCGCGAGCACGACCAGCAGCACCTCACCCTCCAGGCCGCCGGCCTCTACATCGCCACCGCCGCATACGACGCGGCGCTCCGCAGCCCCAACCCCGTCGCCACCCTCAACGGCATGTGCAAGACCGTCGCCGGGATCATGCCGGACGTCGTCAAGGTCGTCGAGGCCAAGGGCGGCGCCGAGTTCGCCGAAGCCCTGCGGGTCGTCACCGTCGCCCCGCTCCTCGCGTGCACGGCCATCGAGCGCGCCCGTGCGGAAGTCGACCCCGACTACGGCTATCTCTTCGACTACCTGGTCAAGAACCTGCGTGCCGGAGCCGACCCGCAGGCCATCAGGCAGGCCGCGGTCGACGCCCCGGGACGTCTCCGCGACGCCGCCGAGCAGGCGGGCGAGTGACCATGATCGAGTCGATCCGCACCTTCTCCGGCGCCCACCCGTACCGGCCGCAGTGCGTCGTCACCGCCGCCCGCGAGGTCTTCGAGAAGGCCTTCGAGAAGAGCCTCCACACCGCAATCCCCGAGCTGTCCGTCCGGGTCGCCGAGGTCATCACCACCGACATCAGCAACGGCCGGTGCCCCCGCTGCCACGACCCGCTGTACCCGGACGTCAAGCCCGAGCAGTGGAAGCCCGCCGGCTCCCGCGCCCTGCTCTGCCGTTGCCTGCCCATCTGCGAGACCTGTTCCTCCTGGATCGAGCCGATCATCGGGACCAACCCGGTTACGGCCTGGCCCACCGACATCGACCTCGACGACGACGGGTCCTGCTCGCGCAAGGAGCACGAGCAGGAGCGCGTCAGGAAGTTGAGGGCGCAGTCCGAGACCGCACTTCTGGAAGCGGGTCCCGGTGGCCTGGTGCTCGTGACCACCGAGGGTGTCGCTCCGATCGATGTCCAGCCCCGTCCGTATCCGGGCGGCTGGCTGGAGTACGGCTACGACGACGGCAAGGACGAGCGGGAGCGCCAGTCATGACCCGGAGCCCACAGGACACGTTCCTGTCCGACCAGGCCCTCGCCACCGCCCGGGATGCCGCCGCCGACCCCAACCTCGTACCGGTCGCCGTCACCGCCGCGAACGGTGAGCAGTGCACCTGGTGCGACTGCCCCCTCGACCTGCACAAGCAGCCCGGCTACGTCTGCGGCGGCTGCCCCCTGCCGGCCAAGAGCGTCGTCAGCACCTTCGCAGGGCCCAGCCTCCGCTACGACTTCCCGGCCTGCGACCGGCACACCGCCGACATCGTCGCGTCCGTCGCCCAGGTAGCGGCAGGTGCCCGATGACCGACTACACGGCGGGCGACTGCCCGGCAGATGAGCCCATCGACCTGGTCCCCGAGGAGCTGTACCTGAAGCGGGCCTCCGAACGCGGCCGCCATGTGGTCGTCCTCGGCAGCATCCGCGGGCACCTCGAAGAACAGCCCACCCCGCTCGCGGTGCTCTCCGCGGTCCGCCAGTGGATCAACGAGGTCATCGCCGTGGGCGATGAGGTCGCCAAGACCAAGCGGAACAACTCCGGCTGACCGGGGAGCGCTGCGGCCCCGGGCCAATCCCCCTGGCCCGGGGCTGCTTGCGCACTCACGAACCTCACTGGCCCCGCTCGTAGAAGAGAGCACGTTCGTGAACAGCACCACCACCGTCCTCCCGCTCTTCGGGGAGGACATCGAGCAGGACGAGGCGCCGATCCAGCCCGCCTCGCCTGCTCTCGGCATGGTCGCCGCCGCGGCCCGCCTCGTCCCGTACCGGGACACCCAGTTCGAGGACGGGGAGCTGCGCGTACTGCTCGTCGTCGCCTGCCCGTTCTGCGACACCCAGCACGTCCACTCCGCCGGCCTCGCCTCCGCACCGCGCGTCTGCCCCCGACGCTCGCGCTGCATTGGCCGACCGACCGGCACGTACTACTTCCCGGAGGTGACCACGTGACCGACGGGATCGCCTACAACAAGTTCGCCGACCGCGTCCGCGACCTCGGTCTTCAGCACCGGTTCAGCGGCGGCGCACTGCGCGTCCAAGGTGTCTGCCACGACGGGGACTCCCCGGACACCGTTGCCGTTCGGCGCGGCAACAACGGCGGCGTCGTCATCCACTGCCACAAGTGCGACGGCAACACCGACTTCCTCGCCGCGATCGGCTGGACCGAGGCCGACCTGTTCGACGAGCCGTTGGAGCAACGCCCCCGAGACCGGCCCGAGGATGACGTCTGGATCCCCTGCCGGGACCGCGGGCACAAGCGCGTCGCCCAGTACCTCTACCGCGACGCGAACGGCCGCACCGTACACGGCGTGACCCGCTGCGACCACAAGTGCTTCGCGCAGTGGAGGCCAGACGACACCACCCGTTCCGGACGGCGCTGGTCCCTCAACGACAAGCAGGGCAACCGGCTCGTGCCGCTCGTGCCGTACCGGCTGCCCGAGTTGCTGGCCTCGAAGGAAGCCGACCGGGTCATCTGGGTCGCGGAGGGCGAGAAGGACGTTCAGGCGCTCGTCGACCACGGTCTCGCCGCCACCTGCAACGCAGCCGGATCGGGCAAGTGGACGGCTGAACACGCCGCGTACCTCGAAGGCGCGGACGTCACCATCGTCGCCGACCGGGACCCGAAGGGCCGCGAGCACGCGCAGTTGGTCGTCGAGTCGCTCCGGAGCCTGGCGCGCACGGTGTACGTGGTCCAGGCGCTCACGGGCAAGGACGCCTACGACCACTTCGCCGCCGGTCACAAGGACTCGGAGTTCCAGCAGGTGTGGGCTCCCGTTCCTCACCCTGCCGATCGGGGACAGGCGTGAACGAGGAGCCGAACTGGGTCGAGGACGTCAAGGAACCGGACTGGTCGTCCGGTGTCCACGCGGAGGACAGCCAGGGCTGGGAGGACGCTGTCCCGCTCGCGCCGCCGGCCCCACTGCCCCTCGACTCCGCCCGGCTACGCGGCATCGGGGTCATGGCGCAGGCCGTAGCAACCAGCCTTCAGGTACCCGTCGATCTGCCCGCGTGGCTGGGCATGGCCGTTGCGTCCACGGCGATTGGCGGCCGCCGGGCCGTCAGCCCGAAGCTCGATTGGACCGAGCCGGTCACCTTGTACACGATGCCGGTCGCCGCGCCTGGAGAGATGAAGTCGCCGGCTCTCAGTCTGATGGGCAAGCCGGTCTACGCGGAGGAGGAGCGGCGCAGGGAGGCCGACAAGGTCGCCGTCGTCCGGGACCGGCGCAACCGGAAGATGGTCGAGGCGTCCGTCTCTGAGGCCGAGGCCCGGGTCATCAAGGCGAAGGACTCCGTCGCGCGCACGAAGGCAAAGCAGAACCTGGAGGTGGCCTACTCCGAGCTGGAGGATCTCGGCGACCCGCTCGTTCACACGCAGTTGGTCGCGGACGACACCACGCCCGAGGCGGCTATCGACTTGATCGCCGAGCAGGGCGAGCGGCTCGCCGTGCTGTCCACCGAAGGGTCGTTCCTCGGGAATGTCGGCGGTCGGTACAGCAAGTCGGCCAACCCCGAGATCGTCCTCAAGGCGTGGAGCCACGAGACACACTCCGTCAACCGCAAGAGCGGCCCGCCCGTCCTGCTCAAGCGCCCGAACCTCAGCCTCGGCCTGGCCGTACAACCCGGGTTCCTCACCGGCATGGGAGAGACCGGCGATGTCTTCGAGGCCCGGGGCCTCATGGCCCGGTTCATCTTCGCCATGCCGACCAGCCGCGTCGGAGAGCGGTCCTACGACAGCGACCCGATCCCGGCCGAGGTGAGCGCCGGGTACAACGCGGCTGTCGTCCGGATGATGCAGGTGATCCACGACGACCCCGAGTATCGGGTGATGAGCCTGGAGCAGAAGGCGCAGGATCTGTTCCGCTCGTTCTGGGAAGCGCTGGAACCGCGCCACAAGGCACACGGCGACCTGGCGGCCGTCGAGGGGTGGGCGAAGAAGCTGCCCGGTCAAGTCCTGCGGATCGCCGCGGTGCTGGCCCTGTACGAGGAGCCGACCACGCTGGTTGTGAGCGGCGAGGTGATGGACGACGCGATCTCCCTCGTGCCCTACCTGATTCAGCACGCGCGCCTGGTCGCTGACCTGATGTCAGAGGAACGGCAGTCCAAGCTCGGCCCCGCCCGCGCTGTCCTGGACTGGTTGCGCCGTACCGAGCAGCGCGGCCGGTTCGCGGCGAAGGACGTGGAGAAGGCCGTGCGGGGCCAGAAGTGGTGCACCGCCATGGAGGACGTGGACGCCGCTCTCGGCGTCCTGGAGCACGCCGGGTGGGTCCGGAGGATCGACCCTCCGCCGCGCGAGGAAGGGGCGCGCGGCCGGCCGCCGAAGGCTCGTTTTGTCGCGAACCCGGAGACGTTCAAGGCGAAGTCCGGGTGAGTTCTTTCCATTAATTCCATGCCCGAGGGGAGGCCGAGGACTGGCCTTGATTACTTACAGGTCTCCCCGTAAGCCAATTTAAAGAGTAATTATTACTCTCTGTAATCAATGGGAGGGGTGGACATGCGCGGACCGTGAGCATCAGACCACCGCGGCCACGGAACTCCGCCACTGCACGGCATGGAAAAAAGGGAAACAACCCACCCGCTCGCGAGAGAGACGCCTGACAGAAATGACAGAAAGCCACGTCATCCCAGCCGCACCCGGCTGGTACGTCGAGGAGACCGACGACAACTGCCCCGTCCTCAACGGCCACGTCAGCAGCGCCGGCGACCTCGCCCGTGCGGCCGCCGGCCACATCCCCGACACCTTCCGCCCCTGAACGGAGCCACCGTGGGCAACCTGATCCCTGCCGCGCCCGGTTGGTACGTCCGCGAGACCGACGAGGAAGACGGCGACATCGGCTACGACCCCGTCATCGCATGGCTGGCGGGCAGCGACAACGACGGAGAACCGACCCTGCTGCCGTTCGTCGATGGCGGCTCGTACTCGCCTCCGCTGCTGCTCACTGCCGAGGCCTTCAAGTCGTTCGGTCGCTGCATCGTCTACCGGCCCAACCGCGATCCCGCGACCGACGACTGACCTCAGCCTTCCGGCCGTCACCCGGCGGCCGGCCAACCCGAAGGAGAACACCGTGAACCAGCACCTGATCCTCGTCCACACCGCCGAGGAGACCGAGCCCCCGCAGCTCGACGGACCCACCGAACCCTGCGTCGTCACCGGCCCCAACGACCCGCACAGCATCAACATCCAGATCGGCGACACCGACGACGACGGAGACCCCGACGACACCGTCTACATCACCTTCAAGTTCAGCGACGGCCGCACCTTCGAGATCACCCTCGACAACAACCGCGCCGACTACATCGGCGACCTCCTGAAGAAGGCCCACGCCACGGTCGAGGAACGCAAAGACGCCGAACTGGCTGCATGGGCCGCCTCCCTGCCCGCCCCCTGCCCGCTCCACAGCGGGCCCTCGGTCGAGGGCACGCACTGCACGTGCGACGGAGTCACCGACGCCCACGGCAACCCCATCGAGTCCAAGGTCTGACCCGCACACGCAATCGGCCGGCCCCGCGGGATTCGGGGCCGGCCACCCCCAGCAGGAGACCACGAAGGAGGCCGTCGTGACACCGAACGAGATCCAGGCCCTGATCTGTGGCCTGGTCATGGGTGCGCAGTTGGTGAACGGGCTGAACGCCTTCCGTAACTGGCGTGGCTGCCGCGCCGTCGCCCGGCGCGGTAACTCACCGTCGACATCGACTGTGGCAGATCTGCCACCGCAGAACGTGTGGGTCGAGCCGCACCCGGTCGAGCTGCTCGAAGCGTCCGCCCGCGGCTTCGAGTTGGACCTGCGCGCCGCCGTGGACCGCTTCGGAGACGCTGCCCGACGGGAGGGCCTGCTGTGACCGCGGCATGCGGACTCTGCGACCGCGACCTGGAGGCCGGCTACCTCTGCCCGGGTGACACGCTCGCCCTGGCGGAGCGTCTGGACCGTATGCCGCGGCTGTACGCGGCTCTCGAAGGGTTCCTGGCTCCGGGAGTCCACGGTGGCGGTGAACGCCCCTCCAGTGGGCGCGGGTCCAGCTCCTTGCCCGTGAACGAGGCGGTCCTCGACCTTCGGTACGGGGGGATCACTCTCGTGCTGGAGTCGTGGCTGTCCGATGTCCAGGCGTGTCGTGGCTGGGGGCAGCCTGTCGTCGAGGGCGGTATGGAGCATCGTGTCCGGCATGCGGCCCGGTCCCTGGGCGCGAACCTGGAGTGGATCGTCTCGTCGTACCCGGCGGCTGGTGATCTGGCGCGTGAGGTGCGTGAGGTGGAGGGTGCGGCTCTGTCGATCGTGGGCGCGACCCGGGAGCGGGGCCGGCGGATCGGGCAGTGCGTGGCGGCCGACGTCTCTGGGGTGGTGTGCGGGGCGACGATCCGGCATCTGCCCGGAGAGAAGGTGCTCACCTGCCCGTGGTGCCAATGCATCTACGAGGAGCGGGACTTCCTCACCCTGGCTCGGCTGCAGCCGAAGGAGAACGCGTGACTATAACGGCCCCCCGTGATAGTCTCTTCCTTGTGACCGAGGAACCCTGGCGGGTCCGGTTCAGGCGTGAGGAAGAGCTGGTGGAACAGCTCCAATCGCAACTGTCCGGAGCGCTCGAACGGCGCGGCAAGGCGCTCGCCGACGGCAAGGCCGAACTCGGCAGCGCCTACAAGGTCGCGAAGGACGTCGGGCGGAGTTACACCTCCGTCAACGACGCGATCAAGAAGTACTCGAAAATCGAATAGAAGCGGGGCCGGACGACAGCTCCCGGGTGGTGGAACACCCGAGGCGCGCGCGTCGCCCGACCCCTACCGAACATCCTGACTACGACAGGAGTCGGCAGTGGCTAACTTTGCCATGCCTGCGGCACCGTCCGCGCTCACCCCGGCGCAGCAGCTCAACGAGCGCTTCACCACGATCTACACCCGCTTCCAGCCGGCCATCACCCGCCTCGTCCAGCACGAGGTCCGCGGCGGCAACCAGCACCTCGCCGAAGACCTCACCGCAGACGCCTTCTACCGGGCCTGGCTCGACCTCCACAAATGCCGGGCCACCACCGACGGCCAGATGTACAGCTGGCTGGCCACCCTCGCCCGCCACACGGTCACCGCCCACTACCGCACGAAGCGGAACGTGGCCGAGGTGCCCGTCGACACCGGCACCTGGCAGTACGCGGACCGCGAGATGAACCAGGCCGGCGGCTACTACAGCCCCGCACCCAACGGCTTCCGCACCGCACCCGTCGCCCGCCCCGGCGACAGTGACCCGGACATGGACGAGGCCCTGCGCCGCATGCGCACCAAGCAGGTGACCCGATGAGCGACATCCGGCAGCCCCTCGACGGCCAGACCACCGAGCCCACGGCCCTCGACACCGCCATCGCCCTGGCCCAGCGCAGCCTCGCCAACTACGGCCGCCCCGACTTCCGCGACCCGAACGGCATCAGCCACGCCCACGGCCACGTCACCGAGGCCCTCCGCATCCTCCTGCACACCCTCGGCGTCGAGGCGGGTGAGGGCCAGTGAGCACCGAGCCCCACACCATCACCCTGGCCACCGCCGACCACGGCCCGGTCACCCTGCCCGAGCCCACGTGGTGCCGCGGGCACCACGACCACCGGCCCGACGTCTACCGCTGCGACCTCACCCACTACGGCACCGAGACCGTCCTCACCTTCGAGGGCGCCGAAGTCTTCCGGGTCATGGTGTCCGAGTCGCCGTATGCCACCCGCCCCGAGGACCGGGCCGTGTGCGGATACGTCGAGGCGCGCGGCTACACCGGCGCCCTCAACGCGGTCCAGCTGTACGGCCTGGCCGCCGCCCTCGACGGGCACGCCGACCGGCTCCGCGACCTCGCCGACCAGGTCGACACGATCACCGCCGGGGGCACCGAATGAACTCCGTGCTCGACTGGGCCCAGGCACACCCGACTGCCGTCGTCGGCACCGCGGTGACCCTGCTCGTCACCGTGACGCTCGCCGCCCGCGCCGTCCGCAAGACCACCACCCGCCCGCCGGCCGCCGTCCTCGTCGCCGCGATCGGCGCCCTCGTCTGCACCGCGTACAGCGGTGACACCTCGTGGGGGTTCGCCCGCGACCGCCTCGGCATGACCGCTGTCGAGGAACGGTCCGTGATGTTCCTCGCCGCGGAACTGGCCCTGTTCTCCTGCGCCTTGATGGCACGGCAGAACCTGCGCACCACGGGCGCCCCGGGTACTCCGGGCCTGCTCGTCTGGTTCATCACCGCCGTGCAGGTCATCCCGGCCTATGCCGAGTCCGGGATCGTGGGCGGAACCGTCCGCGCGGTCGTCGGCCCGGTCATGGCCGCGCTGCTGTGGCACCTGGCGATGGGCATCGAGCTGCGGCAGGCCAAGCCCGGTACCGGCTCGGGGAGCCTGCCCGCGCTGCTGGCCCGGGAGCTGCGCGAGCGGCTGCTGTCCCGGCTCGGCCTCGCCGTCCGCGACCGCAGCGCCGAGCAGATCTCCCGGGACCGGTGGACCGTGAAGGCGGTCGGCCTGGCCGCAAAGCTGGCCGACACCCCGCCCGAGGGCCGCGGCCGTGCCCGACTGTCCCGGCGCCTGTCCGTGGCCGTGGGCAAGGCGCAGGCCGGCGCGAGCGTCGAACAGCGGGCGAAGCTCCTCGACCTGCTCGCCGCCCGCCGTCACGCCGCCTCCCTGGCCACCATCGACCTCGCCTCGCCGTGGGAGGACGCCGTCGAGGTGACCGTCGAGCAGGTCCAGGAGGAACGGAAGGAACTGCCTCCCGCGCCCCGTCCGCCCGTTGTGCCCGCGGGGGTGCGCCTGCTGCCGCTCACGGCCCGGCCCGTCATCAACTCAGGTCCCTCGCCGTACCGGTGGGACAACATCCGCGGACGCCTGGTCGACAACCCGGAGGTGGTCATCCCCAGGGCGACGCCGTGGCCATGGAAGGACGTCAGCGCCGGTACCGGCCTCCAGGGTGACGACGCTCTGAAGGTGACCGCCGCCGTACCCGTGCAGACCACCCGCCAAGTGGTCACCGAGGTGGTCACGATCACCCCGGGTGAGCTGCTGAAAAGGGCGCAGCGGTTCGACCGCGACCGGTCATCGAGCACCGGCCGCCACGTGACCATCGCCCAGCTGCAGGACGAGTTCAACCTCAGCCGCCGCGAGGCCACGGATCTGCGCCGCCAAGTGGTCACCACAGAGGGGCGGTAGTGGTCATGCGCTGGCTTCTCCTCGGCGCCCTGCTCGGGCTCCTGATCGCCTTCCCGCCACTCCTCGCCCTGGTCCTCGTGGTTGTCGTCGCGGTCGTGTCCAAGCCTCTGGTCGTCGCGTTCGGCCTCGGCCTCGCGGTCCATACCCGCCTGCCTCGCATGTGGAGGCGGACCCGATGAACGAGCCCGTCCAGCGCCCGCAGATCGGCTACGACCTCGCCGGCAATCCGATGTACGCGGCGCCCGTCCAGTACGGGCCGACCTCCGTGTCCCAGACGGACACGCAGCCTCTCCAGCCGCTCAAAGCCCACCCGTGGGGCGCGTACCTCGGCCTCGGCTGCCTGGCCGTCCTCGCCCTGGTCGTCGTCGGCACAATCCTCGTCGCCCTGCTCATCGGCTTCTCCATCGCCCTGATCGTGCTCGCGGTCGGCATGGTCGCCCTCGTGATCTGCCTACTCATCCTGCGCGACGTATGGCGCAGCTCCCGCAAGAGCTGACGGCCCCTCCGTCCTCCGTCAGTCGTAGCGATATGAGCACGACTGGCGGGGGCGCGGTGGGGCTGGACAACCCGGCCCACGACCAAGGAGACACCCGTGAACCGTGACGTACATCTGAGGTTGGCGGCGTCCGCCATCGACCGCGCCACCAACCTCGCCCGTGAGGCCGAGTCCGCAGCCCGAGGCGACGGCTGGCAGAAGGCGGAGCCGCTCGCCGCCGCCGGTGCCCTGTGGGCATCGATCGCCGCCGCGGGCGCCGCCATCGCCCAGGCCATGCCCGACGGCACCACCCCGGAGGCCTGACATGGCGTTCACCGACAAGGACCCGCACACCGCCGGCGAGATCCTCCGCGTCGTCGCCCTCGGCGTCCGCATCGACCGCCGTAAGGCCCGCGGCAAGTCCGTGAAGGCCCTGGAGAACCGCGTCGACCGCATCCGCGAGGACGCCCAGAAGCGCGAGGACAAGCGCGGCAAGAAGAAGTAGCTACCCCGGGGACGGCGTCCACCGCCAAGCAGTCGCCGTCCCCGGGCCTCCCCACCCCAGCAAGAGGCAGGAAGCCACCAGCATGACGAACAACGTCGTCCAGCTCCACAAGGCCGCGCCCCCGGACGCCGCCCAGGACGCCCAGGACGCCCAGGACGCCCACCGCTTCACCGAGGACGCCAAGGACACCCTCGCCGAGACCATCATCGACATCGTCCAGGACGCCGACCCCCGGCCCGTCGACCCGCCCACCGAACAGGCCCCCGCCGGCACCTGGGTCGCCGAACGGCAGGCGTACCTCGCGGACGCCCCGCCCGTCGTCCCCACCTTCCTGCGCAACGCCGCCGAGTTCGCCACGGCCACCCGCTGGACCGCGTCCTACTACGGCCACGTCGGCGCCTTCCACGCCATCCGCCTGCCCGTCTACGCCCTGCGCCTGCTCACCCGCGCGCCCCGCGGCCTCACCCGCATGGTCCTGCGCTGGGGACGGTGGGTCGCCGACACCGAGGCCCGCCCCGTCGAGGCCAAGGCCGCCGCGTCCGCGGACATCGAGGCCTGGCTCACGCTGTCCCGCGAGCACTCCCGCCGCGTCCGCCCGCGCCGCGTTGTCTCCCTCGCCGTCGCCACGACCACCGGCATCACCACCCTCGTCGGCTGCTTCCTGGCCCCCGGCTGGACCCTCACCGCCACGCTCGCCGCCACCACCCTCATCGGCCTCAACGGCAAGAAGCGCGACGGCAAGCCGCTCGTCACCCGCTACGTCGCCACCAACATCCTGCGCCGCCTGGACTCCACCGAGGTCCTCGACGCCCTCGCCGCCATCGGCATCGAGGGCAAGAAGGGCCGCCGCGGCACGGAGTTCGCCTCCGAGGTCATGCGCGACGGCCCCGGCTGGCGCGCCGAGGTCGACCTCCCGCCCGGCATCGAGGCCACCGCCGTCCTGGAGAAGCGGGCCGCGCTCGCCGCCGCCATGCGCCGCCCCATCAGCACCGTGTGGCCGGCCGTCGACCGCACCGCCCACCCCGGCCGCCTCGTCCTCTGGGTCGCCCAGCGCGACCCCGCCAAGGCCGGCCGCAAGCTCTGGCCGCTCATGAACGACGGACAGGCCGACGTGTACGAGCCGCTGCCCTACGGCTTCGACCCGCGCGGCAACCTCATCGAGATCACCCTCATGTACTCCAACCTGCTGGTCGGCGGCATCCCCGGCTCGGGCAAGACCTCGTGTGCGCTCGCCATCGTCCTCGGTGTTGCCCTCGATGCCACCGCCGAACTGTGGATCTACGAACTCAAGGGATCCGGCGACCTCGACTCCGTCAAGCCCGTCTGTCACCGCTATGTGTCCGGCGACGAGGACGAGGACCTGGAGGCCGCCCTCGGCGGCATGCGCTCCGGTATCGCCGAATACCAGCGCCGCGCCAAGTTCATCAAGGGCCTGCCCGCCTCCGAGGTCCCCGACGGCCGCCGCGTCACCCGCGCCCTCGCCGAGAAGTACCCCGAGCAGCAGCTCGGCCCCCGCGTCATCGTCATCGACGAAGTCCAGGAACTCTTCACCCACGCCGACTACAAGGAAGAAGCTGCAGCCCTCGCCACCCGCCTCATCAAGAAAGGCCGCGCCTACGGCATCATCCTCATCCTCCTCACCCAGAACCCCGACGCCCCGTCCCTGCCGTCCAGCGTCTCCAGCAGCGTCGGGACCCGCCTGTGCCTCGCCGTCATGGACTGGCGCGCCAACAACAACGTGCTCGGCACCGGCGCCTACGACCGCGGCCTGCGCGCCACCGACATCAGCATCGACGAACAGGGAACCGGCATCCTCGCCCGCGGCCGCGAAGGCATCACCGTCCGCGCCGCGTTCATCAAGCAGACCGAGGCCGAGGACATCGGCAAGCGCGCCCTCGCGCTCCGGACGGCGGCCGGCACCCTCACCGGGCAGGCGGTCGGCGCGAAGGTCGAGGAGCAGGACGTCGAGACCACCGTCGACCACCTGCGCGCCATCTGGCCCGACGGAGTCGAGGCGGTCCACTCGCACCGGCTCGTCGAGGCTCTGGCCGCGTACCGGCCGGACCTGTACCGGCCGTGGCTGGAGATGGAGCCGGCCGAGTCGTCGACGGCTCTCAGCGCCGCTCTGAAGACGTCCAAGGTGTCCACCCGGCAGCTCACCATCCGGGACTGCTGCGGCGGCGCCAAGGGCCTGCGGTACGCCGATCTGCCCGCTGTCGAAGACGGCGAGTAGAGCCCCTCAACCCGGTTTCGGATCAAGCCTGCGGTTTCACCTTGATCCGAAACCGGTTTCGCCCCCGATATCGGCTGTGAGCTGCAAAGTTTCGGGTTTCGGGCCCTACCGCCAGAAGCCCGAACCGCCCCGGAACCGGCCACTGGGACAGCACCCGCGAGCGACACCACTGCCGCATCATGGAGGCATGGAGTCGCAGATCATCCGGCCCGGCCACCTCACCGCCCACCAGACCGCCCGACAGCTCGGCATCACCCTCGACGGCGTCCGCCAACTCGTCCGCCGCGGCCAACTGAAGCGCTCCGGCGGCACCGACCGACAACCCTGGTACGCCGCCCCCGACGTGTACGCACTCACGGTCAAGCGCCAGACGGGCAAGGCCGCTTGACCGCAGGTCAGCGCCGTGTCACGATCTCGGTGAACAACTGTGCCCTCAGACGGCGCCACAGACGCACGACGAAGCCTCAGCTACGGTCCCCCCGGCTGGGGCTTCGTCGTGTCACAGGACAGCGACAGCCACCCCACGCCCGCCCCGGCAACCGCATGATGCTCCCTCAGCACCACACCACTGGGGGGACCACATGGGGTTCATCAACAACGCCAAGGCCAGCAAGGCCAGCGACGAGGCACGCAAGGCGTACACCGAAGGACGCGCCGTCCTCACCTACAAGATCATTGAGGCCAACGTCAGCAGCAAGACCACCGCGCCGATGACCGGCGTCGGTGAACAGATCGAGGCCATTGAGGCCGAAGGCTGGGCACTGGCCAACATGGCAGCCTCCGAGAGCAAGACTCTCGGAGGTGAGCGCACCGCCCTGATCTGTCTGTTCCGCAGGCGCTGACACACCAGCCACCAGGCAGGGAGACAGCATGGCCACACGCCGTCAGCGCCCCTGCCTGGTGTGCGGTGCCCTCACCCGCAACGCCTCACGCTGCAGCACCCACCAGGCCGCATGGCAGAAGCGCCAGGACCAGGCCCGAGGCAGCGCCCACCAGCGCGGCTACACCCAGGCCTGGCGCACCGCAGCAGCCGCAGCAGTGGCCGAGCACCGGGCAGCACACGGCGACTGGTGCCAGGGATGGGGTGTGCTGGCCCACGCATCCAGCGACCTCACCGCCGACCACGCCGTACCCAAGGCCGCCGGCGGCACCGACGAGCAGAGCAACATCCAGATCCTTTGCCGTGGCTGCAACGCCCGCAAGCAGGCCCGGTGACAGCCACCCCCGGCCGAGCCTTGGCCAGAGGTCAGCGCCAGGGGGGGGGGGGCAGATCCGTGGGGCGTGCACCTATCCGGACCCGGCCCCCCATCCCCCACACGCAACCGCGAAATTTGACCCCGGGGGGTCTGTGACCTGCCAGGGGGGTGGCGATCTTGCCCGCAGGACGGCCGCCAACTCCCACGGAACGTAAGCGGAAACTCGGCAACCCCGGCAAGCGGGCCCTGCCCGACGCCTCCAACGTGGTGGCGCTGCCCCCAGTCGTGGACGACGTCCCCTCTCAGCTTCAGCCGGCCGGACGCGCGGTGTGGGAGCTGGTCCTCGACCAGTGCAAGTGGCTGGCCGAGTC